AGGCAGTACCAGCTACTCTAGAGGAAATCCTTACTAAAGTAATGGAATCACTACAACCTAAATTTGAAGAGTTACAAGCTAAATTTGACGAAATGGCTATCGCTCATTCAAATATGAAAGAAACTCTTTCTAGTGTATCTAAAAAAGCAACAGTACACAAACCAGCAGACACTAAAGTAAATTTAGGGAAAGCAAACACTGGTAAAAACATCTCTAATACAGAGGCTAGAATAATGGCAGCATTATCAAACTAATTAATTAAAAATAAACTTAAAAAAATAAAACACAATGCCAAACCAACCAACAATTACCTCAAATTATGCCGGAGAATTTGCCGGTAAATATATCGCAGCTGCGGTATTAAGTGCGAACACAATCGCAAACAATGCAGTTACTGTAATACCAAACGTAAAATACAAAGCAACAGTTAAGAAAGCAGTTATTTCTGGTTTAGTAGCAGATGCAACTTGCGATTTTACAGATGCTGGAACAGTTACTTTGTCTGACAAAGTTTTAACAGTAGCAGAAAAACAAGTTAACCTACAATTATGTAAGACTCCATTCGAGCAAGATTGGGAAGCGACATCAATGGGTTTCAGTTCATTCGATGTTATGCCAGCAACTTTCTCAGATTTCTTTATTGCTAAAGTTTTAAAAGATATCGCTATCGATACAGAAACTTTCTTATGGAATGCTACTAACGGACTTGGTAAATTATTGAAAACAGACGGAGCAACAGTTATTGCTACTCCTTTGACAATTACTTCAAGTAATGTTATTGCTGAAATGGGCCGAGTAGTTGACGGAATTCCAGCAGCATTATACGGAAGTGAAGACTTAAGACTTTACGTTTCTCAAAACGTTGCAAAAGCATACGTAAGAGCGTTAGGAGGTTTCTCTGTAGCTGCTACTTCAAATGCGGGTGTTAACGCTGCCGGTACAACTTGGTACAATGGTGGCGAATTAACTTTCGACGGAGTTACAATCTTTGTTGCAAATGGTTTACCAGCAAACACAATGGTAGCTTCTGAAATCTCAAACTTATTTGTAGGATTCGGATTGGCTGACGATGCAAATGTTGTTAAGACGATTGATATGGCCGACATCGACGGAAGCAAAAATGTAAGATTTATTGCACGTTTCTCAAGAGGCTTACAAGTAGGTATCGGAGCAGATTCAGTTACTTACGGAATAGCATAAATTAAAATATCCGCCTAGTAAAATAGGCGGTTTTTATTAACTTTTAAATAAAAAAAATATGAGTACTTGCTTAATGGCTACGGGCCGGAAGTTACCGTGTAAGGACGTAGTAGGAGGAATCAAAAACATTTGGTTTGCTGACTATGGTACACTTGGAACTTTAACAATAACAAATGGTACACTTACTGCGATAACTGGTGCTGGGACAAACTTTTACAAATACGAAGTAAAAGGAGGAAATAATTTAGAGCAGACTATTACGTCAAGTGACGAAAATGGAACTACTTTTTATGCTCAGACACTTACTGCGGTATTGACAAAAATAGATGTTTTAACACAAGTAGAATTGCAGAAAGCTGTATCACAAAGACCTCACATTTTTGTAGAGGATAATAACGGCAACTATTTTGCAGTTGGTTTAACTAGAGGTTGTAATATAAACGGGACAGTTTCAACTGGAACTGCATTAGGAGATATGAACGGATTCACTTTGACAATTACTGCCGAAGAGCCAATCCTTGCACCTTTTGTAACATCAACAGTAGTAACTTCTCGTTCATCTGCAACACAGATAACACCGTAATAAAGTCAGTCTATAGAGGTTTATTCGGTAACAAAAAGGGAGTGATTAGTTTCACTCCTTTTTTATTTACAAAAAAAAATAAAAATACGTTATATAACTATGACAGTAGTAAACCAAGACAACGCATCTCAAAGATTTATAACAATCCCTAGAAACTACATAGAGGGAGAAACTTTAACTTTAAAAGTCAGAGACGAGCAAAAAAATACAGTCTTTACTTTCTCGCCTACAAATGTATTTCCAAATGTTTACGATTTAGTTTACATAGACTGCAACTTAAATTGTTTATACGAGGGAGGATTCTTTGAATTAAGCGTCTTAAATGCATCGAGTGAGGTATTATATAAGGATAGACTATTTTCGACCAACCAGAGTGCTGAAAACTACTCTATAAACAATGGTAATTTTATTACTCTGAATACAAATAACAACGATTACATCGTACTTCAATAATATGAGAAAAAAAATAGAATTAAAACCTAAAAATACTGGCATTGGAATTGTCAATCTAGCTACTTATACAAGTCCTAGAATTATAGAAGTAAGGAATCAAGATTGGGTTTCTTATGGAGACGATAATAATTACTTCGGATATATTCAAGACCGTATAAACGGAAGTCCTACAAACAACGCAATCGTAAACGGAATAAGTCAAATGATATTCGGTCAAGGATTGGATGCAAGTGACGCTCAAATTAAACCGGAAGACTACGCACAAGCGATGTTATTATTTGACGATAGTACTACCGAGAGACTTTGCTACGATTTAAAAGCTATGGGACAGTGTGCTATTCAAGTTGTTTATTCAATAGACAGAACTAGAATAGTAGAATGTAACCACTGGCCTATTGAAACTTTAAGAAGTGGAAAATGTAACGAGGACGGAGAGGTTGAGTTTTATTTTTATGCTGACGATTGGACGAAAGTAACTAGACAGAATCCGGCAAGACCGATTTCAGCATTTGGCACAAGTGAAGAGAGCGAAGAGATACTTTACATTAAACCATATAAAACTGGATTCTATTATTATAGTCCTCCAGATTGGCAAGGAGGATTACAATATTGCGAACTAGAGGAGGAAATAAGCAACTACCATTTAAACAATATAATGAATGGCCTTGCTCCTTCTATGTTAATCAACTTTAATAATGGAACACCAACAGAGGACGAGCAAAGAAATATTGAAAGAGCCATAACTCAAAAGTTTTCTGGTACTTCAAACGCTGGAAGGTTTATTTTATCTTTTAATGATTCAAATGATTACGGAGCTACAATAACTCCGGTACAATTAAGCGATGCACACAATCAATACCAGTTTTTAAGTGACGAAAGTATGCGTAAAATAATGGTATCTCACAGAGTTATAAGTCCTTTACTTTTGGGTATTAAAGATAACACCGGATTCGGTAGTAATGCAGACGAATTACAGACTGCTACTATCTTAATGCAAAATACAGTTATTAAACCATTCCAAAACTTAATCATTAAGGAATTAAACAACATACTAGCTTATAACGGAATCACTTTAGATTTATACTTTAAAACTTTACAACCTTTAGACGCAGTAAATGACTTAACTATTACTGAAAAATCTAACACAATTATAGACGGAATAAACTCTTTAAGTCCTTTAGTAGCAAACAAGGTACTAGAGTCTATGACTGCTGACGAGATTAGGTCTTTAGTAGGTTTAAAAGCAGCTATTACACAAGCAGCACCGCAGCAAACTTTATCTAATGTAGATTTATCGGAGTTTGGAGAAGAGATAGACCTAGAACAATACGAACTTATTGACTCTAGAGCAGTAGATTATGACCAAGAGGAAAAATTAGACAGTCAATTAAGCGTACATTTAAGCACCGGTAGTGCCTATGGTAACGCAAATAGTATTGAAGACAGTCCGATTTATAAAGTTCGTTACAGATATGGAGGCAATCCTAATCCAGAGAGAAAGTTTTGTAAAGAAATGATGTCGGCAAATAAGATATATCGTAAAGAGGATATAAATAGAATGAGTACAATGAATGTTAATCCGGGATTTGGTATGAGTCCTAATCCAAATGAGCCGTATGATGTGTTTCTATGGAAGGGAGGAGGCTTACTTTCTGACGAATTTCCCAACGGAACTTGCAAACATTTTTGGATTCGAGAAACTTACGCAAGTAAAGACAGAAGTACAAAAGTAGATGTATATAGTCCTAATGCTGATATCGTTAGTCCTAGCAAATCTATTGCAGAAAACGGATTTATTCCAACAGTAAACGACCCAAGAGCGTATATTGCTCCACACGATATGAGATAACTATGGCAACTACACTATTCATAACACAGACAGACCTAAAAGCAAATACTATTTTAAATGGTAATTGTGATCCGGATTTATTTATGCAGTTTATTAAAATTGCACAACAGATGCACGTACAAAATTATTTAGGTACAAAATTATACGATGCTATTACTACTAAAATAAATGCATCTACCTTAACCGGAGATTATTTAAACTTGGTTAGGGATTACGTCCAGCCTATGTTGATTCATTTTGCTATGATTGACTACTTACCATTTGCAAACTACCAGATCCGTAACGGAGGAGTATTTAAACATCGTAGTGAAAACTCCGAAACACCAAGTAAAGAAGAGTTAGACATATTAGTCCAAAAGCATAGAACTTTTGCAGACTTTTACGCTACTCGTTTTATAGATTATATGGGTATAAATGCAGCAGCTAAATTTCCAGAGTACTGGACCAATAGGGATAGCGATATGTATCCAGACCAAAAAGCTAATCCTTGTAATTGGGTACTATGAAAGAGCCAAAAAATAAGTTTATCGCATATAAGATAAAGAAAGAAAACTTACAGAAAGTTAAGCAATACTTAAGCAAATTAAATAAAACGAAATGAGTTATAATTTTACACATATAAAGGGAGATACATTCGAGGCCGTTAACTTTGCTTTGCTAAAAAATAATGTAGTTATAAATCTTACCGGTGCAACAATTAGAATGCAGCTACGAAGTGAATGCGGAGGCCTTATTGCATTATCTTTGACATCTGTAGCAAGTGCTGGTATAACAATTACTAACGCTGCTGGAGGATTATTTAAAATAAACAAACAAATCATAAATATAGCATCCGGTAACTACTTATATGATTTAGAAATCTTATTTTCAGACGGAACTATAAAGACTTGGTTAAGTGGAGAATTTTTAATTGAATGCGATATAACTAGATAAGATGCCAGATACAATAGACATAAATATAAGTCCAGTAATAGAAACGGTTGCGTTAACTATTCAACCTAACTTAACTACTATAAACGTAAACACAATTACGGGAGGAGGAGGAGCAGTTGATTCAGTAAATGCACTAACTGGAGTTGTAGTTTTAACACAAGATACTGTTTTGGATGGAAGTACTTTTAAACAATACTCACTAACAGAAAAAAACAAACTTGCGGGAATAGCTGCCGGTGCAGAAGTAAACGTAAATGCAGACTGGAACGCAGTTAGTGGAGACGCTCAAATACTAAACAAACCAACTATACCAGCAGCACAAGTTAATAGCGATTGGAATGCAGTTTCTGGAGTAGCTCAAATATTAAATAAGCCTAGTATACCAGATGTATCAACTTTAGTACCTTATACTGGTGCAACTGCTAATGTTGATTTAGGTACTCATAAATTATTAGCAGAAGATTTAGATATTAATCACGCAAGTGGTAGCGGTGATGCTGCTACAATTACAAAAGGTGGAAATGGTGAGGCATTAAAAGTTGTAAAGACTTCTGGAAGTGGTAACGCTGCAAGTATTACGGGTGGAGTTACTTTACTTGATGAGTTACATTTAACAACTGATTTAGCTGATACTTACATTTCTTCTGCTCCAACTTGGAATGCTAAACAAAATGCTTTAGCATATACACCTTATAGATTTGTTCAAACTTCACAAACTACTCATAGTGGCACAACTGCTGAAACTATTATAGCAACTGCAACTATTGCTGGTGGTACTTTTAATAGTAGCGATGTTATGAAAGTTATTTGGCAATTAATAAGACCAAGTGGAGGGGTAAGTGCAGCTACATTTAGACTAAAAATTAATACTTCAAATACTTTAACTGGTGCTACTTTAATAGCTCAAAATACATTAACAACTGCATTATTTCAAGGAACTAGTATTAGAACATTTACTTTACAAGGTGGTAATTTAATTGGATTTCCAACACAAAACTCATTTACAGATTTTGGAGCAAACTCTTTTAGTCCAGTTAACACAACTTATAATACTGCAAATACACTTTATGTATTTTTTACTTTACAATTAGCTACATCAAGTGATAGTGTGACTTTAACTTTAGCAAATATTACAAATTAATGAAAACAATAATAGAAATAGAAACTAATCAAGTTATCGGAGTTACTTTAAATGATGAATGTTTAGAGACTGAAGTTTTAATAGATGAACTTTTACAAGTTGAAATGGTTAAACCTTATTTTAATTTTGATACAAGAGAGTTTTACGAAGGTGCAACACCGAAAGAAATAGAACAAGCATTTAGAGACAAAACTCCAGCAGAAGTGCAATTATGGAGATTGAGAACTATTTTAAATTTAATGAATTTAATAGCTACAATAGAGAATGCTTTAGACCAATTACCAGAGCCAAATAAAACTGCTGCTAAAAATGTATGGAATTACGGAACAACAGTAGAAAGAAATAGTCAAACTGTTTTATTTATTCAGTCAGTTACACAAATGACAGATGATCAAGTAGACGAGATATTCCAACAAGCAGAAGCAATAGTAATATGAGCAAAGAAACTTTAGATAGGTTATTGAATAAATGGATTAGCAGAAAGCTATTAGTTTTTTTTGTAGCTTGTGTAGGCTTATTTTTAACTAAAATAACATCCGGAGACTGGGTAGTAATTGCCACTGCTTATATAGGTATTCAAGGATTTACAGACATCGTAGCAAAATTAAAAACATAAAATAAAATGATTCCTCAATCCTTTAAAATCTATACTTTGAATACTGCATCAATGCTAATTTCATTCAGTAATATAGAGCAAACATTAAAAATAACTCTATTGACTGTATCGATAGTCTATACAATTATACAAACGATTAAACTCTTAAATAAAAAAGATGACACAAATAAGTAAACATTTAACTCTAGAGGAGTTAACCTATTCTGCAACTGCAATTAAATTAGGAATTGTTAATGTACCTAATCAACTACAAACAGAAAATTTAAAGACATTAGCTCTAAAAGTATTCGAACCAGTAAGAGAACATTTTGGAGTGCCTATACATATCTCATCCGGTTATAGAATAATGAATCTTAACCAAGCATTAAACGGAAGTATTACTAGCCAACATTGTAGAGGAGAAGCTATCGACATCGATATGAAAGGCGACAAGGTTAGTAATGCTCAAATATTTCACTGGATTAAAGATAATTTAAAGTATGACCAATTAATTTGGGAGTTTGGAGATAAAAAAAATCCGGATTGGGTACACGTTTCATATACGAAAGAAAACAGACAACAAACTTTAAGAGCAATCAAAGTTAACGGTAAAACACATTACGAGAAGTTTTAAGCCACTAAAATACTTTTTTGGTATACTTATATAGTTTTAAAATTATTGTCCTTTAAAACGCTTTAAATTGATTAATTATGATAATAGCACTTTTATTTGTATTTAGTTTATTCCTAGTAATTAATTTTGCAAACTGCGATGTTGTATTTGCACCGATTAAAGGATTGATGTTTGGAGCATTATATAACGATGAAATATTTGACGATGAGACAGAGCATACTATTCAAGTATTGCTCTTTTTTTTATCAATTAATTTTATTTGGAGTACATTCGAGTAATAAATTTAGTAAGAATTTTAGCACTCTGTTAAGTCCTATAAAATAAGGGATTTTTCGCTAGTTTAAAGAAAAAGAAAAAGTAAGGTAAATATACCTTTATTAAAAATTTGTTGATAAAATAGCCTTTAAAATCGATTTTAGCGTTTTTTCTGTATACATTTACATAAAATAACTAAAAATAAAATTATGTCAAAATACCAGTATTTGAATAGTAATATTTTAGAATTACTGCAGTCTAATTTTAATAATACAGACATCGCAAGGGAGTTAATTCCAGAGGGAGATTATACAGAAATTGAAAATTTACGGAAGTATATATCTAAAATTAAGAGTAAAGATTTAGAAAATTTAGATCCGTATACTTTTGGAAATCCGAATAACATTTTAATAATTGGAGACTTGCACGCTCCATTTAATTTGCCTAGTTATTTAGAATTTTGTTTAGAGCAACAAAAAAAGTTTAAATGTGGGACAGTAGTTTTTATCGGAGACGTAATAGACAATCACTATTCAAGTTATCACGAGAGTGATCCGGATGGAATGTCTGCCGGAGACGAACTAGACATCGCAATTTGCGAATTGCAAAAGTATTACAGAGTATTTCCAGAGGCAACTGTAATTATAGGCAATCACGATAGATTGGTTTATCGTAAAGCATTTACTGGAGGAGTTTCTAAACGTTGGATTAAAGAGTACAAAGACGTATTAAAAGTCCCTAACTGGAATTTTGTAGAGAGTCTGGACCTATTCGATGTAAATATTAATCACGGAGAGGGAGGCACTGCCAGAATGAAAATGAAAAAAGAATTACAGAGCCAGATTCAAGGACATTTACATTCGGATTTATATGTCGATTTTATAGTAGGTAAGAACTTTAGAATCTTTGGAATGCAAGTAGGATGCGGGATTGATTTTAAGAGTTATGCTATGGCCTATGGTAAAAACTTTAAGAAACCAGCTATCGGATGTGGAGTACTTTTAAATAAGGGAACTCTGCCAATAGTGATACCAATGCACTTATAAACATTTTTAGTAAATAAGTTTATTATCGTTATTTGAAATATCTTTTTATATTTGGCCAATCAATTAGGATGCAACCTATTGATTTAGGTTGTTGAATAATTCAAAAAATACACCCTATTAAGACTTGCATCCTCTTGATAGGGTTTTTTGTTACATTAACAAATCGACATAAGGAATTAAGGGGAAGATTACAACAATTTGACTTATGTTTAAAGCACTAAAATGGGCTTCTAATGGTGCAACTGTAAACGATACTGCGATAGTCTAACTAAGTAGAATTAATAACAGAGAGAGAAGGAATGATTGAAAAATTATCATTTCTGGATTAACACGAAAGTAGTTATTCCTTAAGGCTTCCTCTGTTTACTCACCAGCTCTAGTCTTCAAAGTAGAATTAATATATAATATAATAACTATATTAGTTTAATTAATAATTAAATATATAATATATTATGAATAAAGAAAAAATTATAAAAGTATTTGATAAGCAAATTAAACAAGAATTTAATGCTGAATTAAAAAAAGCAATTAAAAGTCAAGGATTAAATTATAAAGAAATTATAAAATGGAAAGAAGACAAAAAGAATTTAGAACTTTGCGAATCATATTTTTCAAAGGAAATATTTTTAAAGTCATTTAATTTTACAATTCAAGACTGGTGTGAAGTAAGATATGGAGATTATTATAATGAGTTAAAATTAGAAGAAGGGTTAAATAAAAAAAAATATACTCTTGATAAAATAAATCAATATATTAAATTTTTAAACCTAATTAATAAACAACTAAACAAATGAGTGATATAGCAAAGTGTTTAGACAGTTTATGTCCAAGTAAAGATTACTGTTATAGGTATACTGCTCCGGTAAGTTTAGTTTATCAATCTTATGGAGGATTTAGTAGAGAGGCAGACGAAGACAACTGTAATATGTTTTGGCCTAACGACAAAGACCTAAACAAGTGTAAACTAAACGGAGTTAAAAGAGAGGGAGAGATATGTAATTTAAAATACTGTACTTATCCAAAATGCGTACAAGACACGTAACTTATAAGTTACTAATCGTTTAAATATAAACCTCAATTTTTAGGGTTTTAATTGACATAAAAAGTAAAGCAATGAAATGTATATTTATATTTTTAGCATATGAATTTATAAGACCAAAAGTAATTTGGTTATGGTATTACTTAATTAAAAAAGCAACAGAATGAAAACAGAAAACGACAACGGAAATAATATTTTACTAATAGCTATTGTACTAGCTTTAATTACTGCAATAGTTTTAACGTCTTGCGGTAGCAGAAAGGTCCAGAAGTCACAAACCAAAGAAAGCGAGACAAATGTGGAATCGACTACCGAAAAAGTACAGAATAATTTAACAGACAATACTAAAATAATTGACAGTTCGTCAAGCGATGAGTTAGAGATTAGTCCGGTATCTGACACAATTCCTATGGTTGTAAATGGAATAACGTACAAAAACGCTAAAATTACACGTAAAAAAACTAAAAACAATATAAGTATAGTAAAAGATGTAAAAGTCCAGCATAAAGCACAAAAAAGCGGTTTAAAGACGGTTAAAAAAGACTTAATAATCGAAAGGAAAGTAATAGACAGAAAACAATCATTCTGGTGGTTACTTTGGTTTTTACTTTTAATACCGGCATATTACTTATGGAGAAAGTATAATATGTCAAAATTATTTTTTTTGTTTAAATGAAAGATAAGAAGTGCAAAGTTTGTCAAACTAAATTTACTCCGGTGCAATTCGCTCAAGCAGTCTGCAATTATAAGTGTGCTATTGAACACTCAAAGAATCTTAAACAACAAAAAGAGCAAAGAGAATGGAAAGCAGAGAAAGCCGTTTTAAGAGACAAACTTAAAACTTTAGGACAATACGAGGCAGAGGCAAAAAGATCGTTTCAAAAGTACATTAGAATGCGAGATAATAAACAACCTTGCATAAGTTGTGGAATAGAAAACACAGAACTCTGGGACGGAGGCCATTTTAAAAAAGCAGAGATATACTCTGGAGTTATATTTGATGAGAGTAACTGCCATAAACAATGCAGAAAGTGTAACAGATTTCTAGGAGGCAATGAATTAAATTACAGATCTGGACTTATTCAGAGATACGGAATAGAATACACAGACCAGATAGAAGAGAAAGCAAACAACACACGCAACTACAAGTTTACAAAAGAGGAACTAATCGCAAAGAAATTAAAATACGATATTTTAATAAAAGAGTTTGTCAAGTCAAAATAAAACACTACATTTGGCTAATATTGTTTCATAATTATTACTTTGTTTTGGTTAAAGAATCCCAGTCTTTTATTAGGTTGGGATTTTTTTTTAATCTTTTTTTAAAAATAATTACAAAAAAGTTTTTTTATTAACAAAATGTTTATTAAGTTTGTCCTCGTTAAACAATTAAACCAAAACAAATGAAAACATTTTTATTAAAACAAAAGTACCAAGTTTACGCAATAGGATTTATTGCTGTATATTTTTTAACTAGATTTTTTTACTAAACAAAACATTATGAAAAACGCAGTACAATTTATTAAAGATTTTGGAATAGATGATAATTGGAAAGATTTAACATTAGGAGATTTAATAAAATCCGATATTCCAGATTTAGTAATTGATAATTTTGAAATGGCTATTAAATTAGTTAAAAGAAGTGGACTTAAAAATGTTCAATTAAGACAAGATTGCAAAATAAATGGTGGAACAATGGAATGGGATAACTTTTAAAACAAAACAAAAAAAAACATTATGAAAACAATTAGCGAACAATTAGGAACTATTATCGGATTAGGAATTGACTTGAATCATTTTTTTAGCGTAAATGTATCTAGCTCTACAGTTACTTTAATAGGCAATCATTCAGACGAAGTACAAGCATATTTAATTACAAATGGATTTAAAGTTTATGAGTATTTATATTCTGACAATCCGGATTGGATAGAATTAATTAAGGATGGCTGCAGAGTAGCTTTAAGCAAATAAGATGAGAAAGTATTTATTAACTTACTGGGCAGAGCGTAGAGACGAGTGTATTGATTTAGAGAGAGTAATTGAAGCTCCAACATTACAAGACGCATTAAACTTATTTTTAAACTTGGATTTACTCTATAAAAGGATTGAATCAATAAAAGAGTTAGCTAGATGAGAGTAGAAGACTGGATAGAGATATACTCCGAGATGCGTAAAGTATTTGAAAGAGACAAAGAACTAACTCACATAGAACTGACATTTAACATTAAGCCGGTAGAATCGGAAAAAAAAGTAGCAAAAATTTATGTAAAAACTTTTAAAGATGGAAATCAACGACACACGCTGGGTATTAATGGAAGAGGGTAAACCTTATATACTTTTGCTCACAGAAAGACTAGCCAAGCAAGAGCAAAGAAAATATAGTGAGATGTATCCGCATTTGGAATATACACTATTTTATGATGAATATTACGAATTTAGTGAATACAATTAATTTAAAACAAAGCAAAAATGAAAAACAATGAAAACTGGAGTACTAAAGAATTAGTAAATTTTTTAACTCAAAGCAACGAGGCATTAAGAATTGAAAACTTACGCTTAATGGACCAAGTTGAAAGACTAACAATGAATATCGAAGTACACAACGCAGAGATAGTTAGCGATTATTACGGATATAATCCGTACACTTACACACAATCAAATAGTAATGTAACCTTTAAAACAAATTAAGATGAAAAACAAAATTGAATTACCAGCAGTAGAAATTCCATTATGTATCGGAGAGAAACTTTGCAGAATACAACAAGAGTTTAAAGCAAAAAAAAGTAGGTTTAATTCATTCGGAAAGTATAACTTTAGAAGTGCAGAGGATATCCTAGAGGGATTAAAACCAATGAACGAAAAATACGGAGTTTACTTTACGATTAACGAGCAACTAATAAACGCAAATCCTCCGGTTATGACTTCCGTAGCTACAATCTGGGATTGCGAGAGTGGTAAAAGTATAGACTGCTCTGCGGTAGTAGGAATAGATTTAAACCAAAAAGGAATGCAAACACCTCAAGCGTTTGGAAGTGCTTCTAGCTACGCTAAAAAATACGCTCTAGGGAATCTTTTATTAATCGATGATACTGCAGACGCAGACGCTACAAATACTCACTCTAAAGAGCCAGTAAAAGTAAAAGAGATACAATCTTTGGAAATAGGTACAGAGGCATTTAATAAAGCAGTTGACTATCTAGCTGGAGGAGGAGATATTGAATTAATAGAGAAAAAATACAAATTAACTAACGAAGTAAAACAAGCACTTTTAAACAAAAAATAAAATGGAAATACAAGGAGAATTAATTGTCATAGGACAAACAGAAACAATCGGAGCAAAAGGATTCAAAAAGAGACTAGCAGTTGTTAAAACAGATGAGCAATATCCTCAGACTATACCGGTAGAATTTACACAAGACAAAACTAATTTACTAGACAGTTTTAATACTGGAGACATAGTTAAAATAGGAATAAACTTGAGAGGTACAGAGTGGAAAGGAAAATATTTTGCAAATATTCAAGGTTGGCAAATTAGCAAAGGAGAGAAAGAGAAGTCTGCTGGAAGTTTTATGCCAGATAGACAAAGCATAAACAATATGATGGAATACGCAGAGGAACAACACGATGACGGATTACCGTTTTAATATTAAAGGCCGGATGTAATAGTCCGGCCATTATTTAAACCAAAACAGATGCTAATAGATTATAATAAACAATTAGATATACTCCGCCAGATTAGGTCTGGTAAACTCAAAGAGGGATTAAAACTAGATATACCACAAATAGATGAGTATATAAGATTTAAACCTAGCAATTTTAATATAGTACTAGGACACGCAAACGTAGGTAAAACAACTAGCATTCTTTATTTAATGCTTTGTTACTCTTTAAAGCACGATTTGAAATGGCTAGTTTGCAGCACAGAGAATGATTCATATTCTTTGATTAGAAAGTTAGTTGAATTCCTAGACGAGACTCCGATAAATTTAGTTTCTGAAAGCAACTTTAAAACTCACACAGATTTTATTAATAAGCATTTTAAATTTGTAGATAACGCAACAATGTACGATTATCATTCTGCGATTGATATATTTAAAAAAGTAAAAAAAGAGTTTAACTACAATGGAATATTACTAGACCCGTACAATGCTTTGATTAAAGATAACGATTTAATGAAAAATCTAGGAGGACACGAATACGATTATCAAGCGTGTACCGAAATGAGAATGTTTTGCAAAGAATTTAAAATTAGTCTATGGTTAAATACTCACGCAAACACAAACGCATTAAGACAAGTTTACAGAGCAGATCATCCATTCGCTGGGCATCCACTTCCACCAATGGCAAGTGACGTAGAGGGAGGAGGAAAGTTCGTAAACAGAGCAGACGATTTTATAGTAGTACACCGGTTAACTTTGCATCCACAATTATACACAACTACGATGCTGCATATACGAAAGATAAAAGAGATTGAAACCGGAGGCCGTCCTACTAGCATAGATAATCCGATTGAAATTGTAGCTTTGCAGAATAATGTAGGATTTAGTATAGACGGTAAATCAATATTGAGGACTATAAAAGAAAGCCAACTAAATTTTTTGTAAATGAAAATACTCGATGTCCTATTCGTAAAGCATTCCACTTGGTTAAAATACGTTAAATCATTTGGTTGCCCGGATGACATCGCAGAGGATTACGTCCAAGAGATGTACATTAAAATCTATAATTATAGTCAGACTAAAAATAACGATTTAATGTATGACGGAGAAGAGGTAAACTATTTTTTTGTATACGTCACTTTAAAAAATATGTACTTCGATGATTTACGTAAAAACAAAAAGAAAATATACGTAAACATAGAGGACATTATTCTAGTAGAAGAGGAAATCGAATACTCGGAGAATAAGTTTTATTTCCAGAAAGATTTAGTTAGTAACTGGATAAAAGAGTTAAACAACGAAATAGACTCAATAGAAGACCATACAGAGTACAAAGCTAGTCTCTGTTATATAAAGTTCATTTATCAAAAAATATTCGTTGAGAGTTACTCTATTACAGATTTAAGCGAAGAGACAAAATTAAGTTACTGGAGCATCCGTAACACAGTTAAAAGAATCAAAGAACAAATAAAAAATGAGACATAATTTAAACGACCAATTTACAAGCGATTTAAGAGCCGAACTTTTATTAAGTAAATATTCAGTACCATATTTAAAAGAAGTTATAAACGGACTTATTAGAAACGCTAAAAACAAAGGAGAAATAATAGAGTTAAACTACTGGAACGAAGTAGCACTCGAAATTAAAAAAAGAATAGTATGACACCAAGAAAAAAAGCAACAGAATTATTTAACAAATATGAATCAACTATAATATTAAATAGTTGGTGCGATTCAAATACAACCGAGGATGAAATTAATTCATTAATAAAACTATGTGCATTAATAGCAGTAAATGAAATTATTGATTCATTAACAATTAAAAATTATGCACAAGCAGACAAATACGAATTTTGGAATGAAGTTAAACAAGAGATTGAGAACTTATGAGACTAGGAGATAAACTAGAATACTTATTTAAAGTAACCGGCATCCAGTGGATAGTAAAAAAAATATATCCTAACTGCAACTGCGATAAACGAAGAGACAAGTTAAACGAATTTAAAATTAATAGAAAATGACAAAAGAAGACTGGATCTGGTGGCAGACATTCCGAGATAATTTAAGACATACGATTAGCAACGATGAGTATTTAAAAATAAGCCAATTACACGCTCACTATTTTGACCACAAAGTTAACTATCCTTGCAAATGCAGTCCTAAAATAATTCAAAGTTATATCGATGATTTGAATGAATTTTACATAAAAAATCAAACATCAAAATGAGTAACGAGACATCACACCACAAGTGGGAACGAGGTATTATATACTTGCTTAATTTAGACGGTTGGGATTTAGAATGGACTGGAGAAGAGTTTGAGCATTACGATGCAAGAGGCAAAACACCGAAAGGATTTGATTGCATAATTGAGTTTAAATTAAGGAATGCATATTATCCAACAAAAGTACTAGAAAAATACAAGTATGATAAGTTAATGGAAAATGATTGCTTAAAATTTTACTATGTATTTGACTATAGAGGGAACTATCTTTATTATTTAGATTCTTTAGAACTGCCAGAGCCAAACATAATAAACTGCAAAGCAACTCAAAAATTTGAAAGAGACGAATTTGTAAACAAAATTGTTTACTTTTTGTCAGAGAGCCAAGCATCAATAATAAATAAATACTAAAAATTTGTTAATAAACTAAAAAAGATTATCTTTGTAAACAAACCAAAACAAAAAATAATATGAATGAATTAATCAAAACAGAGGCACTACTCAAAGAAATAATACAAGACAGAGAAAGAGCCAAAAAAGAACTAGAGCATCAAATAGAGGAAATAACTAGACTTGTAACAATATGATAGTATTAATTGACGCAGATAGTTTAATCTGGAGCAGTTGTTATAAGCAAAAAGAAACTCCAGAGGATACCGGTTACCATAACATCGAAGAGGCAAAAGACAAGTACAACGAAGTAGTAATGAAAATAATCAATACTATCGAACTGGATCACGAAGTCGATAAGGTTATCACATTCGCTGGTGCAAGAGGCAACTTTCGCAAACAGATAAGCAAAACATACAAAGCAAACAGAATAGACAGAGAAATCCCTCCGATATTAAACGAACTCCAAGACTATGTAAAAGAGCAATACCAAGCCAAGCAAGGTTACGGAGTAGAGACAGACGATTTAGTAGCTACCTATTGGACTAACTTAACAGAGACATTTGGAAGAGACGAAGTTATAATAGTTTCAATAGACAAAGACTATAAGCAGTTACCTTGTATTATTTATGACTATCATTATAAAAAACAATGCTACCACAATATAACAGAGGCAGAGGCAAAGTATAATTTTTATGAGCAAATGATAATGGGAGACACAGCCGACAATGTAAACTTCTGCAAAGGATATGGCAAAGCATATTGTAAAAACGCATTTAAAGACTGTTTAAGCGATTATAATTATATTAGAGCAGTATTTAGTCTATTTAAAAAAATATACAAGCAGAAAGCACGAGAGCGATTTATAGAATGTTACTTACTTTTAAAATTAAAAACAAAATAAATGGAATACAAATTAATAGCCAACGAGATAAAAGATACACTAAAAGTAAATGTATTTGAGAACTCACGAAAGAGACCAATAATAGACGCAAGGAGTTTATTCTGTTACATACTACGCAAAGATTTTAATTTAACGTTACATAGTATAGCAGACATATACAAGAGCAAAGGAAAAAATTATAATCACGCAACAGTAATTCACTCTGTTAATAATTACGAGATAGCATCCAAAGACGATAGAAGACTTGAAGAGATAAGAGCCAAAGTATTAAAACTAACTAATCCTCAAGCAGTACTTATAAATAGAATAAGAGACATATACGACATAGATAGACTACAAGGATTACACAACTTAATAGATTTCCAAGAACAACAAATCTAATAAAATATGGAAAGAATATATCACAGATATGAGTATTGGGAATGTTATAAGAATGGTTTTTTTCGTAATGTTTCTGGAGAAGAAAAAAAAGAATTGTCAAAAAAAGTAATAGAACTTTTTACAGATACAAAATTGACTGAAAAATATATGAATAAAGTTATAAATGAATGGCATTATTCGTGTGAGCATAACTTAACAAATATATCATTAAACAGAATAGCTTGGTTAGGTCAATCTGCTTGTTGTTTATATGCCAAAATACCATACAGTATAACAATGGAAAATTGGCGTTTTGTAGACGAGGAGAACAGAAATATAGCTTGTGAAATAGCAGACAAAATAATAAAAGAATATCAAACCAAAAACAAACAATTATGCCTAAACATTATTTAAATCAAAACGTTTGCGATGCAAGTGTTGAAAGGATAAAATATACATTTGATAATTTTGAGAAAATATACCTTTCATTTTCTGCTGGCAAAGATAGTACTGTTATGCTCCATTTAGTTATGGACGAAGCTATAAAAAGAAATGTAAAAATAGGTTTATTAATAGTTGACTTGGAAGGTCAGTATAAATTAACAATAGACCATATGACAGAATGCGTAGAAATGTATAAAGATAATTTAGAAGTTTATTGGGTATGTTTACCGATACATTTAAGAAATGCAGTTTCTGTATTTAAACCATTTTGGAAGTGTTGGGATAAAGAAGTAAAATCCGATTGGATTAGAGAAGTGCCTAAATTAGGCATAACAGACGAAAGTTATTTTCCATTTTTTAGAGACGGAATGGAGTTTGAAGAGTTTGTACCAGAATTTGGAGAATGGTATTCTCAAGGAAAAACTTGTGCTTGTTTAGTTGGGATTAGAGCAGACGAAAGTTTGAATAGATTTAGAACTATTGCAAGTGATAAAAAAATAACATTTAATCAAAAACAATGGACTACAAAAGTAACAGATAATGTGTTTAACGTATATCCTATTTATGATTGGAAAACAGAAGATATATGGATTTACCATAGCAAAAACAAAGATAAAAGACACAATCATTTATACGACCTTATGCAAAAGTCTGGTTTATCTATTCATTTGCAGAGAATTTGCCAACCATATGGAGACGACCAAAGAAGAGGTTTATATTTATTTCATTTAATAGAGCCAGAAACTTGGGCAAAAGTAGTAGCTAGAGTTGAGGGTGCTAATAGCGGTGCTTTATATGTTCAAGATACCGGAAACATAAATGGATATGGTAAAATAACAAAACCAATGCATCATACTTGGAAATCATTTTCTGAATTAATATTAAACACTTTACCGCAAGTAACGTCTGAACATTATAAAAATAAAATATATACTTTTGTAAAATGGTGGGAAGAGAGAGGATATATAGACGGATTGCCAGACGAAGCTCCTAGCATTTTGGAAAGCGAAAGAGTAGCACCAAGTTGGAGACGTATTTGTAAATCATTATTAAGAAATGATTATTGGTGCAAAGGATTAGGTTTTACTCAACACAAAACAGATGCATATAATAAATACTTAAAACTAAAAAAAGAACAAAGAGAACTAAACAATTTTAAACTATAATATTATGACAACAAAAATTATTGAACTGATTAACGAATTACAGTCTTTGGATATAGACAGTAGAGTAAATGCATTAAACGAAATTAAAATAGCGATGCACAATATTAGTCCTATGAAAACAGAGCCAGTAGATTGTGTTTTATGGGTAAAAAATAATAGCGTACACGCAAATGATTATAATCCAAATAGTGTTGCTCCTCCAGAAATGGAATTATTAAGACTTTCAATTTCGGCAGACGGATACACTCAACCTATTGTATCGATGCTAGAAGATAACGGAGAAACTAGAGAAGTAATAGACGGATTCCATAGAAATAGAGTAGGCAAAGAATGCGAGGAAATACAAAAAAGAGTACACGGATATTTGCCAGTAGTAACAATTAACGAAGATAGAACAAAAATAAACGATAGAGTAGCTTCAACAATAAGACATAATAGAGCAAGAGGTAAACACAAAATAGAAGCTATGAGTGATATTGTTATCGACCTAAAAAAAAGAAACTGGAGCGATGAAAAAATAGCTAAAAATTTAGGAATGGATAAAGACGAAGTTTTAAGACTTTGTCAAATAGGAGGCCTTGTTGAATTGTTTGCAGATAAAGAATTTAGTCAAGCGTGGGAAGCAGAAATATACGAACTTAATAACGAAATATAAAATAAATATGGGAAAGAGAAAATACATAGAGACACCAGAGAAACTATGGGAGTATTTCCAAGAGTACAAAAAAGAGACAAAGAGCAAACCTTTCCTAATTAAAGACTGGGTAGGTAAAGACGCTTTTAATGTACAAAGAGAGAAAGAAAGACCTCTCACAATAGAAGGATTCGAATGCTGGTTAGCAGACCAAGACATCATAGAGGATTTAAGCAACTATTTTGCTAATTATGATAATAAATACTCGGATTATTTGACTATCTGTTCACGTGTAAAAAAAGCAGTACGTCAAGACCAAATCGAGGGAGGGATGGCTGGAATGTATAATCCAAGTATAACTCAAAGATTAAACGGATTAGTAGAGAAAACTCAAACGGAAGTAAACGTAACCAAGTTCGAATTTGATGAGTAACATTAAAGGTTATAAGCCACATCCAAATCAAAGGCAGATACACGATTCAATTAATAATGAGCCATACAAATATTATGTATTGAATATAGGTAGACAGTTTGGTAAAACGATGCTGGCTATTAATCAAATGTTATACTGGGCGATTAATAACAGAGGATGTAACATTGCTTGGGTAACTCCGGTATATAAGCAAGGTAAAAAAGTATTTTCAGAATTAGAGAAGGCCACACGAACAAGTGGCTTTTTTGATTTTAACCAAAGTGAGTTAACAGTTAAAGGATTCGGAAGTACTATCTCTTTTTTCTCTGGAGAGAGACCGGACAATATTAGAGGAAATACATTTGACTATTTAATAATCGATGAGGTTGCATTTACCAGAGAGGAGTTATGGAGTGAAGTACTTTCTGCAACAGTTCTAGTTAAAGGAAAAAAAGTAATATTCATATCCACACCCAAAGGAAAGAATCATTTTCATACCTTATCACTCCAGCCAAATTACGACAATAGATACAAGTACTTTCACTTTACAAGTTACGATACTCCATTTATAAATGAGCTGGATCTGGAAGAGCGAAAGAGAAGTTTACCTAGTCACATATTTAGACAAGAGTATCTAGCAGAATTCCTAGACAATTCAAGCGGACTATTTGCAAATGTCAAAGAGTGCATAGGAGAGCCGTCAAACTCAAATATATATTACGGAGGATTAGATATTGGACGAGCAGACGATTACACAGTACTGACTATAATAAACGAACATAAACAAATAGTATATTGTGAACGCTGGAGGCACGATGAGTGGACCAGAATAATAGAAAAGGTAGGAGTAAAAATAAACGAGTACAACGCAAAGGTATATGTCGAGGTAAACAATCAAGGAGACGTATTTTATGAGATGCTAAAAAAGATATCCGGTAAAAGAGTATATCCATTTGTCACAAGCACAAAGACCAAACCCATAATGATTGAAGACTTGGCCGTACTATTCGAGCAGAAAGAAATCCAAATATTAAATATAAGTTGGCTAGTGGATGAGCTAGAAGCATTCACTTACATATACAACCAAACGACAAGGAACGTTCAATATTCTGCTCCTCAAGGAGTACACGACGATAGTGTAATTAGTTTAGCATTATCTTACCAAGCAATCAAAGATTTAAAAAACAGAGGGACATACTCAATTAAATAATCATTCACAAATAAATAAAACAAACGTTATATAGTTATGAAGTTAATAGTACCAAGTTCACTAGAGGAAATCAGTTTAAGCAAATATCAAAGATACTTAAAAGAGTTTGAGTATAGCAAGAGCTTAAATAATCAAGAGACATATCTAGGTTTAAAAATGATTGAGATATTCTGCGAAGTAACAGAAGATCAAGCCAAGCAAATAGATTCAGACTCGGCAAACAAAGTAATTAAAATATTAGTTGATTTACTTTCATTTGAGCAACCACTTACAGAAAGTTTTAAACTAAAAGGTATAAACTTCGGTTGGATTCCTAAATTAGATAACTTATCATTCGGAGAGTTTCTAGACTTAAACAATAATATAGATAACTGGGAGAATATGGTTACAGCTATGGCAGTATTATACAGACCAGTAACCGGAAGAGCAGCAGACGGAAAATACTTAATTGAGAAGTACGAAGGAGATAAGTATCACGAAATATTAAAAGAGATGCCGTTAAGTGTTGTATTAGGTGCAACTGTTTTTTTTTGGAATTTAGGAGTGGATTTAGTGACATCTACCCTTTGCTCTTTGGAAGTGGAAATGAGCAAGATGAGTACTCGACAGAGAGCCAGTTTTCAAGAGAGTGGGGATGGTTTGCTAGTCTCGCTGAACTCGCTAAAAACGATGTTACTAGAATTGAAAAGGTTACCAAATTAAATATGCATTTATGCTTGAAGTTTTTATCTTATAAAATAGACAAAGACAATTTACGAGCAAAGCAATTAGAAAAAATAAACAAACGATATGGACGATAAAAAAGGAGTTGAGTCATTATATAATTTAATAGATTCTTTAAACGAAGAGTTAAGCAGTAATCCATTTTGCAATACTGTAACATTCAAAAGACTAACGGAAGTAGATTTAAATAAAAATACAATCTTTCCTTTGTGTAATATCGTTTACAATTCAGTAACTCACAATGAGAATACTTTAACATTTAATTTTACTATATTTAATCTAGATATTGTAAACATATCTAAAGAAAGTGAAATAAGCGTTTACGGCAACGATAATACTTTTTACATACTATCTAACCAACTCTATGTTATTAATCGTTTATTGAGCCGTTTAAAACAGTCTACAATATACAAAGACGGTTGGGAATTGGAAGGCACTCCTCAAAGCGATGTAATCGACAAGGAAATGGAAAATATGTTAACCGGTTACCAGACAGATTTTAGTATAAATGTACCTAATGACATATCGAAATGTTAAACATAAAATTTGAGCATTTAATAGATGCTATGAATGAGTTTGGCGATAAGGTTGTCGCAGACGCAAAACAGAACTTAAAAGACAAAAAGAAACTTGACACCGGTACACTAGAAAAAAGTGTAGTTAATAACGGAGTTAAGTTTATGCGTAGATCCTTTAGTTTGAATATAGGAATGTCAGACTATGGAGCATTCGTAGATAAGGGAGTCAGAGGAGTAGGAGGAGTAAGAAAAACGACAAGCACGTTTAAAAGAACAAACAACAAAGGTAAACTCTGGAAACAAAACGGAGGAGATAGTCCGTACAGTTTTAAAGAGGGACGTAAACCAAGTGTTAAACATTTTATTGACTGGAGTAACAAAAGAGGATTGAGTCCGTTTGCAGTTAGAGAGTCTGTTTATCATCAAGGTATTAAACCAACTTACTTTTTAAGAGATGCAGTAGCAGAGAACATAAAACTAGTGCCAAATGAAATAGCAGAGGCATTCGCTCTGGATGTCAAATCAACTGTAGAATTAATAGCTAAATCAAATTTCAAATAATATGCCGTCAATAAATTTAATATTTGCGAGAAGTCCTTACCAAGTTATTATTGATGAGGCAAACCAAATTAAAACAAAAGTAGAGTTAAAACTTTATAATAAGGGAGACACTCCTCCAGCAAATCCAACTTACATAATGAGTGAGGGAATTGCATCTGTAACACAAACAGAAACTAACTACAATATAGCTCCGTTAATTTTAGAATATATAGACAAATATTTTTTACAATATTCGACAAGCACAATAACAGAAGCCAATAAAAAAGAATGGTGCATCGGTCAGTATAGTACTTATTACAGTACAGACGGGACAACTTGGATTCAAATAGACATAATAGATTTTTGTGCAGTAAATGGCTATTCGGTTGCAGAGGACGGAATTAATTTAGACCTTACTAAAACAAAGGCATATTTATTATTAGCCAATCCAAATATAAAAGTTTATTGGAATACTATTATACCTTACTACAATTTTATATGTAATGAAAAAACAAATAATTATCAAGCTAAATGGATAGACAAAGCCGGTACTATTTTAAAGACACAAACATTTTATACTGGAGTTGATGACTTTTTTAATTACGCAATCCCTTTAGTATATCAAACAAGCGTAACAATAGAAATATATAATATAACTACCAACGTATTACTTACAAAAGTTTTGACAGAGGAAATCTGTGAGCCAAAATATCCGGTCCAAGTATTATGGTTTTTAAATAAGTTCGGAGGTTGGAATCACTTTGCTTTTTTCAAAGCGAGTTACAATTCTATTGACATAAAAAATAGTGATTATGCTTTAATGCAAAAAGAGGTAGAATACGACTATCGTAAAGGCCAGACAAAGCCATTTAATATAAACGGAAACCAAAGTATTAAAGTTAACACCGGTTGGGTTACAGAGGACTATTTTGAGTGGGTACAAGATATGATGTTAAGTGATACTATATTACTCAATCCAGAAACACCAGTAACTATTAAAACTACTAGTATGCAAAAGAAAACAGAGTTAAAAGATAAAAATATAAACTATACTTTAGAGTTTGACTTTGCAAATAAACTAATTAATAACATCGTATAATGAAATTAAGCGTAGAGGTTTATATTAAGAAAAATACTTTAGAGATTAGCGGAGCTTCTACTGGCACTAATGCATCGCCATTTTTTAGTATTGAAACTAACTTAACTATGACTACAAATCAATATGTAGGGTTTTATGTTAAGATTACTACTGGCGATAGTACGGGATTAGTTAGTTGGATTTTAGCAACCACAACAACAAGACTAACTCTAGAAACTGGAATACCAATAGCTACTGGAGATAAATTTGAAATATACAGAAGCGATTATCAAAGACTAGATTTATTCAAAGACGAAAAAATAAGCATTACTTCCCAAATTGGGAATGCAAACGACATAGGTAAATTATACACAGACTACACACAGACATTTTCAATACCAGCATCAAAGACAAACAATCAAATTTTGTCACATTGGTACGAAAGCAGTATTGATAATGGATTCGACCACAGAATGCGTTATGATGCTTTTATTGAGGTTAATACTCACAGATTTAGAGACGGAACTATTCAACTAGAGAAAGCAGACAAAAAAGAAGGATTTATTGAAAGTTACTCGGTTACGTTTTATGGTAACTTGGTACAGTTAAAAGATATTATTAAAGACGATAAATTAAATACTTTAGATTATACAAGTTTAAATCATACTTATAATTCGTCACAAGTAAGAGCAAGAATAGTAGCTGATTTTAATGTTAAATATCCGTTAATAGGAAACGCATTTAAATATGAATATCAAAGTGGAAGTGCAACAAAAGATATAACATTAAGTACTGGAGCAATTAAATGGAATGACTTATTTCCAGCAATTACTTTAGTTTCTATTTTTTCTTTTATTCAAGCAAAATACGGAGTTAAATTTACTGGTAGTTTTTTTAATTTAAACCAATGGACGAAATTACATCTTTATTTAAAACCGGCATTGTCGATGTCTGAAATAACACAAAGAATACAATTAAATTTCACAACCATAATCAGTGGTACATTTCCAGAATTAAATTTAGTAACGGATATATTAACAACAAATTGGAATTTTCCTACAGCAGATGCAGTAGGAGATCCTAGAATAAATATAACTTTAAGAGTAACTCCAGAAGTAGGATTTACAACAATTCCTTATAATTTATTTATATATCGTGATAATGAATTATATCGAACATTTACTAATTTAGTAGGAACACAAATAGTAACCGCAGAAGATATTTCAAGAAGTGTAGATGCATCTCAACACAGATACACCTTTAAATTTTCATCACAATTAACTATGAATTTTAAAGTAAGAGTAATTTTAAGTAAATATTATAATCGTATAATATCTGGAAATATTGCTCAAATAACAATTCAAGAATTTGCAGAGACTTCTGTTATGTCAAGTATTCAAAATATTGATATTGTAAACTATATTCCAGACATAAAAACAATAGATTTTTTAAACGGTATAATAAAAGCATTTAATTTAATGATAATACCAAGAGCAAATAATACTTATGAGTTTTTACCACTTGAAATGTTTTATAATGCTGGTAAAACTTTGGATATAACAGAGTACACTTATGAAAATGAGATGAGCATAAATAAGCCAAAGTTATTCAAGAGTATAAATTTTATGTATGAGGAAAGTAAGAACATATTAAATGACCAATTTAAAAGTTTATACGGAAATGCTTACGGAGATTTAATTTACAATTCAAATAGGATTACAGAAAATGCAACTTACGATATTAAACTACCTTTTGAAAACGTATTATTTGAATTAGTAAAGCAGTTAAAATTATTCCAAACTGCTACTTTGATTGACAAAAATTCACAACCATATATTCCAAAGCCAATGCTTATTTATTGTAACGGATTGGTAACTCCATTAACTGGAAATGATAGGATTTATATAACACAAGATACTGCCTCGCCAATCCAAATGGCAAATTATCAAAGATTTTCTAACGAATACGATAATATGCCAACAGATGTAACGCATTCTCAATTAATGACTATGAACTTTGGAAATGAGCAGTCAAGTTGGTTAAATGTATTAGCACCTCAAGGACTGTATTACAGACACTATAAAAACTTTATTGATAATCTATATAATATTAAAACTAGATTAATAAAAGTCAAAGCATTATTACCGGCAAGTTTGTTGGGAAGTACTGTTACAAATGGATTCGGTATTCCTCTAGGAATTGCGTTAAATGATAGGTTAGTTATAAGAAATAAAAGATACTTAATTAATTCTTTTACTACAGATTTAACAACTGGAGAAACTGACTTGGAACTATTGTCAGATTATAGAGGAGTAAACGCAGCTAGTACTGTTGGCTATAGATATTCAAGTATGGATAACATACAAACAGACAAAGAGGCACTAGTATTTGATTTAGAAATATACTTGAATGATTACGAAGCCTTTAGTATAAAAGCACCTATTAGCTTCTTATCATATACTCACACAAGTAACAATAAAACGGATGTACTATTAACTGTTACTGTACCGGCAAACTCAACCGGAGTAGATAGAACAGACGTAATTATATTAGAATATAAATTAAACGGAGCAACTGCCAAAACAGAATATATAACAGTAATACAAACGGGTATATGATAGAGCAAATATTAAACTTACTAAAAGCATCAAGCCATTACGGACAAAGTGAATTGATAGAAATAGCAAAAGGAAAAAACAAACATCCAGAAACTTGGCTGGAAGCATTTAAACAACATCAAAGACTACTCAAATGGCACAAGAAATAGACATTAATTTAAACGTAAACGCAGAACAAGCGGACAAGTCTTTAGGTAGTTTAAAAAGTCAGTTAAGGGAAGCACAACAAGACGTACAAACGTTAGCCGATAAGTTTGGAGCAACTTCAAAAGAGGCAGTAGAAGCAGCTAAAAGAGCAGCAGAACTTAAAGACAGAATAGGAGACGCTAAAGCATTAACTGATGCATTCAATCCCGATGCAAAATTCAAGGCTTTAAGTGCATCATTAACTGGAGTGGCTGGAGGATTTTCAGTTGTTACTGGTGCTATGGGTGCGTTTGGAGGAGAAAGTAAAGTAGTAGAGCAAAGTCTTTTAAAAGTTCAGTCTGCTATGGCTATGGCTTCGGGACTTCAAGCAGTAGGAGAAAGTATAGACTCATTTAAACAATTAGGTGCGGTTGTAAAATCTTTTACAATAGTCCAAAGGATTAGCACAGTAGCACAAACAATTTACAATGCAGTTATGGCTGCCAATCCAATAGGTGCTATTGTCGTTGCAGTTACCGCTTTAATAGCTGCCGGATATGCTTTGATAAAAATGTTTCAAGCTAGTAGCGATGCAACACAAAAAGCAGAACAAGCAAACAAAGCATTAAACAAAGAATTAGATAATCAAGTTAAAAGTCAAAAGGCAGCATCACAAGAGTCAGACTTGGCTAGGGATGCTCAACTAGGAATGGCGAAAGCATCTGGTAAAAGTGCAGCAGAGGTCAGAAAATTAGCAGTAGAATTAGCAAACCAAGAAGTTCAACAAAAATTAACAAATGCTCAAACTTTAAGAGCAATAGCAATAGAGGCAATTAGAGTAGCTGGTTTAGAGGATGCAACAGATGCAGAGAAAGAAACGGCAAAGAGAGCATTAAAAGAATTTAACGAGGCAAACGATTCATTAAAAACATCCGTATTAAATAGACGGAAACTATTAATTGAAAATAAAATAGCAGAAACTCAAGAGCAAACAGATGCAAGTAAAAAAGCAAATGATGAGGCAAAAGCAAAAAGAGATGAAGCCACTAAAAAAGAATTAGAGGCTATAAAAAAAGCAAATGATGATAAGTTAGCAGAAGAAAAAAGATTAAAAGAGGAAAGACGAAAGCTATTTTTAGATGCTATAAAAGCCGCTGACGATTTAGAAAAAAGTTTAAAAGAAAGTGTTGAAACTCCAGCAGAAAAAGAAAACAGAGAGTATCTAGAAAAGAAAAAAATACTTGAGGATAACTATCGTTCAACTGAATTATTAGATAAGCAACACAAAGAAAAATTACAAGAGATATCAAACGAATCATTTGCCGCTGATGCCAAGGCAGCAATGGAAAGAGATGCAAAGAAAAAAGAAGAGGAGGATAAAAAGGCAGCAGAGGACGTAGATAGAGAACAAAAAAGAACTGCTGCTATTCAATCATTCAAAGAAAATTTAAATAATATTATTTCTGGAATTGAGGCAAGTGGAATAGCAAAATCAAAAGCCGGTCAAGCATTATCTAAAACTTTAGCACTTACTCAAATTGGAATTGATACGGCAGTCGCTATTGGTAACGCAAGTAAATTAGCAACAGCAGAGGGAGCAAAAGCAGCGGCAGTAGGAGGACCGGGAGCTGGTACGATTGCTAGGATAGTTTCTTATGCATCCAGTTACGCACAAGTATTAACTAATTTTATGAGAGCTAAAACTATGTTATCTAGTGGAGGAAGTGGAGGCGGTGGAGGAGCAGCCGGAGGTGGTGGAGGAGCAGAAGCAGCAGCACCAAGTTTCAACGTAGTAGGACCGAGTGGAGCGAATCAAATAGCTGAAAGTATAGGAGCAAGAGAAAGCCAACCTTTAAAAGCATTCGTAGTAGGAGGAGACGTAAGTACTCAACAAGGTCTTAATCGTTCAATCGTACAAAATGCAACTTTGGGATAAATAAACGTTATATAAAAAAATAATTAATATGAAATTAATCGAGTTAATAATTGACGAGGAAATGGAGTTGTCCGGTATTGATGCAATCAGTATCGTAGAATCTCCAGCCATAGAGGAAGATTTTATCGCTTTAAAAACAGAGCAAAAAGAATACAAGTTTGCCGAAGTAGACAAAGAGAAAAAAATCATTATGGGTGCTATGTTAGTACCAGATAAACCAATTTACAGAAGAGACGAAAACGAAGGAGAGTATTATATTTATTTTAGTAAAGATACAATCCGTAAAGCTATGGAGTTATTCTTTGTAAATGGGAATCAGTCAAACGCAACCTTTGAGCATATGGAATCTATTACCGGTTTAACTATGGTAGAGAGTTGGATAGTAGAAGACACAGACAAAGACAAATCTAAACTTTACGAATTAAACGTCCCGGTAGGAACTTGGATGGGTACGATTAAAGTAAACAACGATAAGATCTGGAATGACTTTATTAAAACTGGCAAGGTTAAGGGATTCTCTATTGAGGGATATTTTGCAGACAAAGCAAAGACTCCACTTTCAAAAGTTGATGAGACAGAAGAGCAAATACTAGCCGGATTAGAATTGTTATCTATAAGATATCACATTCAAGATTTTGAAAAAAAAACTCTACTAGAGACTTATAATGACTATCCAAAAGAGGCATCTGAAAACGCAAAAATAGCTTTAAGATATGCCGAAGAGAATGGATGGGGAAGTTGTGGAACACCGGTAGGAAAACAAAGAGCAAATCAATTAGCAAACGGAGAAAACATAAGTGAGGAAACTATCTCACGAATGGCAAGTTTTAAAAGACACAAACAAAATAGCCAAAAAGAATTAGGAGACGGATGCGGTAGATTAATGTGGTTAGCTTGGGGTGGCGATGCTGGTATTGAATGGGCAAGTAATA